ACTTTTTTGCTTCATTATATCCAGCGCGTCTACCAGCATTTCAATTCCTCCTTTCTATGACTTCATTATATAACTATACGCATGCAGTGTCAATAAAGAAATTACCGAATTAGGTAAAAATATTTCCGATACACCATTGACAATTACCGTATTCGGTGATATTATAATAACATAGATTACCGAATATGGTAACAGGAGGTGATTGTATGAGATTCATTGAAAAAGAAATGCCGCGATTCAATGTGACCTACTATGATATTCAGCAGGTTATGAATTGCAGCGAAAAGACGGTACGAAACAAGATGCAAGGCGTCACGGATTTTACTTACAGCGAAGCCCGTGTTATCCGAGACAAACTGTTCCCCGGCATGAATATCGAGTATCTGTTTGACCGTCATGACAACGAGAGCGCATAAGCGGAGGTGATACCGATAGAGGCCCTGTTGAAAATCGCAACACTATGCGTTGCGCTGGCTACTCTGATTATCAACGTCAGAACAATCCTTGCGATCAACAAGGAGCACAGGAAGCGTGGGAGGTGAAACCGATGTATATTCCACCTTTTGTCGCCGGAGTGCTGGCAACACTGGGCGTTGAAATGGCGCTGCTTATTGTGTGTGCAATGCTGCATTGCGGCAACAACGATGATGAGTGATAACACACCATCAACACACTAAGCAACAGACCGATAACACACCATCAACACACCGAACAACACACGAGAGGAGGGCTGAAATTGGAGGAACGGACATACAAAGCGCTGCGGCAGGAGGTCAAAAGCGACCTTGAACAGCTCTTTCCGGGAGCCGTACTTTTAACGCTTGAACAGGCGGCTAAAGTATACGGATTTCGGGATAAACGGGCGGCAAAGAAGATTATCGGTGCACCGAGGGTGCCCGGTGAGAGACGGGTAGTTTACTATTTGGGAGACGTTGCAAGTGACATTGCAAAGCGCCGCATCGGCAATGTTAGATAACACTCTAACAACAGACCATCAACACACAGATAACACACAATCAACAAACCGATAACACACCGATAACAAACCATCAACACACCGAGGCGTAAGAAAGAAAGTAACAAAGAAAGAAAAGAAGTATATATATTCTCCCTACGGTCGAATATATATTAATTTAACTTTCTAAGAAAGAAAAAAAGAAAAGAATAACCCTCTCACTACGTTCGAGGGTTACAAGAAACCGCGAAAGGGGATTGAAACCAATGACCTACAAACGCTACGGATGGTTAGCAGGATTTTGCTTTTTCGGAATGCTGATCAGCGGCGGCATGACCGAGAACGGAAGAATCGACTTGTTTTCCGGAGCCGCTATCATGCTGGCGTTGCTGGCTGTCGGCATGGTGAGCGCAAGGGCAAGCATGCTACTTGCGGCCTATGAGCACCGGCAGAGATATCGCGGTCGTTATCGCTAAGGGGAGAAAACAAGATATGACGGAAGCAAGACGCTGAAAGTCAAAGACATGCAGCGCCGGGTTATCGGCAAGGCGATGAACGCTGCTAAGTACGGCCTGCATATGCGCGAGAGCGCAAAGACGATCAGCATGAGAACGGAGGACAAGCATGGTAGTAAAAATTAACGGCTCGGTGATTGACATGGCGCGGGTGATGCGGTTTGCACCACACAAGAAGGACGGACTGGACTTTCGACCGGAGGATGTATGCACACTGGCTGAACTGGAGCAGCGCTGCGAGAAGATGGCAAAGCTGCCGTCGACACATCAGTTTAAGACCGTAGATCGCATGGGATGGCGGTTTGTGCTGCTGAAAGATATCTACGGAAACACGTTCCCGCAGTGCTTTGCACCGCTCAGCGGTGAGCTGGAATACCTGCAGGAATGAGAAAAGCCGCTGACGGGTGGTAGGATACCCAATCAGCGGCATGCAAAAACATTACACGGTGATTATAGCACCGAATGGAGGAAAATGCAATGGCAAAAGACAAGAAGCTGTTTCACAGCCTGCTTGATCTGGTTCTTGAAAAGAAACCGGAAACGCCGGTGATGATGAACATTTCGGCGCTGACTTGCACTGCAGAAGTGTGGTTTTTTGAGGTGGTAAACGGCGATGAGCTGAAGAAGAAAGAGTGCTATCGCTACAGAAACGGATACTGGGATAAGTGGGACAAGGACAACCGCGTAACCTTTGCCTCGGAGAAGCAGGTATTGGAGGCGCTGCGCAATGCGTGATACTATCACCGGATGCCCCGAGCGGGCATTAGAGCCGCCGGAGAGGGCAGATCAGGAGCGGCTTAACCGGTTGCAGGATATGCGGGAAGCCGAAACTGCTATTGGATTGTATCTGGAAGATTACGCGGATTTGTTTCCGCAGGAGATCAAGAACTTTCTCGATGATTTGAGAATGACGGTTTATGACTTTGAGCAGGAGGATGAAGAATGAGTGACAATCTGACGCTGTATAATGCGCTGCGCACAGTGCCGCAGACAGCAAAAAAGGAGATTCAGGCCGGAAAGCTGAAAGGTTTTACCGACATTAACCCCATGTGGCGAATTAAGGCGCTGACGGAGCAATTCGGGCCGTGCGGCATGGGCTGGAAAACCGAGATTGTCAAACAGTGGCTTGAAACGCATGACGGCGTTGTGTGTGCATTCTGCAATATCAATCTGTTTGTCAAGGTGGAAGGCGAATGGTCTGACGCTATTCCGGGCACGGGCGGCAGTCAGTTTGTTTCGCAGACCAGAAACGGCCCGCAGGTATCAGATGAATGCTGGAAGATGGCATATACTGACGCTATCTCAGTTGCCACAAAGATGCTCGGCGTTGGCGCAGATGTGTACTGGAACGATGACAGCGTGCGAGAAGATCAGACTAAGTATTCTGGAGAAGCCGAGCGGGCAGGTACGGATAAGCTGATTAAACGCGATTGTCAGGCATTTGCGCACAGGCTGCAACAGGTCTACGGCAATGACAAGGCACAAGAACACCTTATGCGACTTACCGGCTGCCGTACTACGTCCGAGGTAACGTATGACGAATATCATTTTGCGCTTAAAAAAATCGAGCGGGAGCTGGCGCTGCAAAAGCCGCCAGAAGATGTGATTGGTGAGGTGGAAACAACCACCATTAAGAAGATTGCAAAAGCGCTGGGCGCAACCACGAAAAAGCAGTTTGAAGAAACCATCGGTTTTCCGCTGGATGATCTTCCAAAACTGAAAATGAATGATTTCGGCGCATTGATGGTAGAGCTGAACAAGAAGATGGACGATAAAGACCATCAGAAGGCAATGGAGGCTATGCCATGACGCATGAGTTTGATCGTGCGCAGGTAATACACAACGATCTCGGAAATTGGTTGTGTATTCACATCAGCAATGCACCTATGGCACGAGTTGAGTGCGAAAAACTCAAAGATGGTAAGGTGTATACCGCCAAGATCGCGCCTAAGCAGGAAATACGAGACCTTGACGCAAATGCGATGTACTGGGCGCTGTGCAGAAAACTGGCTAAGGCCATGGGTGAACCACCGGAGTGCATTTACAGACGACATATCAAAGACATTGGCAACTATGAAGTACTGTGTATGCAGACAAGGGCAGTAGCGAGTTTCGGTCAAAAGTGGGCGAGTAACCATACCGGAAGGTTTATTGAAACCAGAGCGTCGAAAATCAGCGGATGCACAACAGTGCTTGCGTATTATGGTTCGAGCGATTTTGACAAGCGGCAAATGTCACAGTTGATTGACAACTGCATTCAGGATTGCAAAAACGCCGGAGTGGAAACCGCGCCACCCAGCCTGTTAAGCGAGTTGAAAGACGAGTGGGAAACCGGAAGAAAGGAACGCGGCGTATGAGGTTTAACAGCTACAAGCGCGTTATGCCGGGGTACTGGAAAACCGGCTATCGCTTCGCCTGCTGGGCACGAAATCACAGCGGATGGGCGAAGATGAAGAAGGACTACAGACGAAGGGCAAAGCGCAGACTGGAACGCGCGGCGAGAAAGGACATGGAAGAATGAGACGGCAGACCAAGTTTACCGGCATTAGTCCGGCGGTATGGCGCGAATGCTGGGAGCGGGACGGCGGCATTTGCCGTCACTGCGGGAAAGGCGGAGTGTTGCAGGCGGCACATTATGTCAGCAGAGCACGCGGCGGCATGGGTATCCCGACAAACCTTGTGATGCTGTGCCCGGAGTGTCACAGAGAGGCAGATCAGGGCGACGGAAAGGAAATCAAGCGGGAAATGCGGGAGTACCTCGAAAGCATGTATCCGCTGTGGAGTGAGGAAAACCAGAAGTATACCAAGGAGACAGGGAGATGAAAGTTGATTTAGAAAAATATCGGGAATACATCGAAACCCGGATTGCGGAAGGCGCGAGCTTGCGAATGCTTGAGAACGAAATCGGAATTGAGCGACAAAAACTCTCAAGAGAGATGAAAAAAGCAGGCATGAGAGTTCCTACGCGAATTGAAAGCGTAAAATTCCTGTGGAAAAATCATAAACATCCGCACATTGGGAAAACCGGTAGCTTGTGCCCGACGTACGGACGCAAGATGTCAGATGAAACCAAACAAAAGCTGAGAGAAGCAATGGCTGGAGATAAAAATTATCACTGGTCCGGAGGAAGAAAGAAACACTCAAGCGGGTATATTCTTGTATATCGACCAGACAACCACTTAGCAGATAAACACGGGTTTGTGCTGGAACATAGGCTTGTAGCTGAACAGAAATACGGAAGAAAGCTGACATCTTCGGACATTGTACATCACATTGACGGCAATAAGACAAACAACAATCCAGAAAATATCGTGGTTCTGACCCGATCAGAACATGCGAAATTGCATAATGGATTGAAAAAATGCAACAAACGGAGGAATACAAGTGCTTAACAAGATCGTTTTACAAGGAAGATTAACAGATAATTTGGAATTGCGACACACGCAGTCTAATACGGCTGTAGCAAGCGGTACGATTGCGGTACAACGCAGCAGAAAGGATAACAACGGAGAATATCAGAGCGACTTCTGTTCCGTTGTCCTGTGGAGAAAGCTGGCAGAGCACGCAAGCACATGGTTCCACAAGGGCGATATGTGCATTGTTTCTGGCCGTTTGGAAAGCCGCGACTGGCAGGACAAGAACGGCAACAAGCGTCGCTCGTGGGAAGTGCAGTGCGAAAGCATCGACTTCTGCGGAGGCAAGAACGAGGGCAAGCCGAAGGAGAACAGCGATTTTGCGGATATGCTGGATGAAGATTCGGACGTTCCGTTCTGAGGTGATGGGGAATGAACGGGCACATTAAGCTGCACCGTGCACTTACAGAGTGGGGATGGTATACAGACCTCCCCACCTGCAAGCTATGGCTTCACATCCTGTTGAGAGCCAATTACAAGGCTTGTGAGTGGCAGGGTATAGAAATACCGCGTGGCGCGTTCGCAACAAGTTATGCGGCACTCTCAGCGGAAAGTGGGTTGTCTGTGCAGCAGGTACGGACGGCACTCGGCAAACTGAAAAAGACCGGCGAAATCACGGTGGAAACCAATCGGCACTACACTGTGATAACAGTCTGCAAATACGACGAGTACCAGAGCACCGAGCGCGATGAAGCGACAACACCGGCAAAATGTCCGCCGAAATCTAAGCCGAAACCCAAGACCCAAGAATCCGATAAGAAACTCGACCTGACGGAACGGTTTTCGGAGCCGGTATGTTCGGCGGTTCAAGATTGGATTACATACAAGAAGGAGCGCAGGGATGCATACGAGCCAACCAGTCTCAGAAACCTTCTCACGATGATTGAGAACCGCGTAAAGCAGCACGGCGAACAGGCAGTAGCCGATGTTATCCGGCTGAGTATGTCACAGAGGTGGAGGGGTATCATTTGGGACAGAATCGAAGACAAGCCGAAGAAAACCAAAACGGATGCGCCGATGTTTAACGGTGCGCCCGCCGCCAGTGACTGGGAAAATGAGTGGGCGGCACGAGTGAAAGCCAGCAGAGGTGAAAGATGAAATTTGTAATCAAAGGCCCGCTGCCGGGATTGAATGAGCTGATTGAGGCGGAACGGCGCAACCGGTACTTAGGCGCACAGCTAAAGAAGAAGTGCGAAACCGTTGTGATGCACGCGGCACGGCAACTTGGCGGTGCGGAGTTTCAGGAGCCGGTTTACATGGTGTATCGCTGGTACGAGAAAGACCGGCGGCGGGACAAGGACAATATCTGCGCATTTGGGCGCAAGGTTATTCAGGATGCGTTGGTGAAAGCAAGATATCTGTCGAACGACGGATGGAAGAATATCCGAGGGTTTGAAGATCACTTTGAGGTGGATGCGAAGAATCCGAGGATTGTGGTTGAGATTTTGGGAGCGGATGAGGATACATGTGGATAGACGGTGTATGAATTGCAAGTGGTACTACGAGGAAGTGTGCTGCAACGGCGACAGCGAGCACCGGGCAGATTTTATGGACGCGGAAATCAGATGCGAGGAATAGGAGGAAAACGAATGCGGCTAAAGTGTTGGTACGGCATCCACGAGCCGAGCGGAGAAAGCATTATTCCGGCGGTTGATGAGTGCTGGCTGAAAAAGTGCAAGTATTGCAATCGGTATATTCTGCACGGCGTAGGCAGCTCGGTTGATGTTTCCAAAAGGAAAGCAATGAAACTGAGAGATGAGATTTACCGAGAGTTAGGAGAATTGAGATTAGGGAGGGATAGGAATGGCTGAGTATCATGTTAGTTGTGGCATTTGCGGCATTTATGCCGGAACACTTGAACCAAAAAACAAAAACTTATGGCGCAACAAGTCAGACGTTACTAAAGAAGCGATTGAAGCTGTTCGTGACCATATGGTGCTGGAACTACTCGGAGGTTATGATAGCCCCGAAACATTTTCTGGTGGCTGGCGATGGAAACTCAAAGGTGGTCGAACGGTTGAACTGCGCGTGACGATCAAGGAGGAAAACGATGTGGAATCAGATTAGAAAATTTCTCGGTATTCCGACACACGAAGTCAAGCCTCCTGAGCCTCCAAAACATATCGACATTACCAAAGGCTGCTGCCAGTGGTGTATAGAAAACGGCGGTTTCCACTGTAAAGAACCAGAAGTTTACTTTACCATCGGATACATCACTATTCACCTCTGCAAAGAGCATTTTTGCGAAATGGTGAAAATGCTCAACGATTTTTACGAAAAGAACAAGGACGAATTGGAGGAACAGCATGCAGAATAAGGTTATCGACGATTGGAAAACTCCGGTCGAGTACATTGACCGTGAAGCTGCGGTTTTAGCCCTTGCGGAGCAAGGTTTTGATTATGATAAAGCAAAACAGGCTCTTGCAAGCGTGCCCGCCGCTGACGTTGCGCTGCTTAAGCATGCTCACTGGATTGAACAGGGCGAAATACAAATTTGCTCCAACTGTGGCGAGGAACATACATGGAGTGACTACCGCGCTGCATATTGCGATTGCTGCGGAGCACACATGAGAGGTGCAGACAATGCGTAAATTTACCAAAGAGGACAGGTACAAGCCGATTGACCCGAAAATGGCGCGTGATGCTGTTACAGCGGTGCGCGATATAGCTGCGTATTTAACGGTGGGTGAGTGGTGCTTGATTATGGCAGGCGTGAAGAAAGCCGTTGAGAGAATGACACAGGAGGAAGACGATGGTGTTTAAGAAAGACGGAAAGGTGTACGGCAGCATTGAGTCGGTGGTCGGTGAGCATTGCCAAAAACAGCGGTATTGCTTTAATTGTGTGTTATATCGCAGGAGAGGTACGAAATGCTGCGAAGAATACGCGAATGAAAATCCGAAGGAAGTGGCGCACTTACTCGACTTTGAAGTGATTGACGACACCCCCGACATCCGCGAGGTAGTCGAGGAAAACAGCGAGGACGCAAAGCGCAAACTGACCCGTGCGGACATCCTGCACGCGGCGGAGAAGTGCGTATGCGGACAGCGCGAGATGGACTACGGCACACCGGAGAATAACTTCAAAGCGATTGCGGAGCTGTGGGAGGCGTATCTTAATAAAGCCTGCACAAGGGGCGTGAACGTGCGCGTAGAGGCAAAGGACGTTGCTGCAATGATGGCGCTGCTCAAGATTGCACGCATTGCAGCAGGCGGCGGAAAGGCTGACAGTTGGATTGATCTTGCAGGCTATGCGGCTTGCGGGGCGGAATGTGAGGGAGTAACGGAATGAAGTTCAGAAAGAAACCTGTGGAGATTGAGGCCGTCCAGTGGACAGGCTGTTAGGGAGGAAACGTACTTTGAAAAAATGCCCTCGTTGTGGGAAACTGTTGGAGGATTCTGAATTTTACGTTCAGAAATCAGGCAGACATAAAGGAAAGTTGACTTCTTGGTGCAAAAAGTGCTGCTCAAAACAAAGCGCTGAAAGATATAAAAATAATATCGAAAAATGCAGAGAAGAGCATAGAAACTGGGTCAATAAAAACAAAGACAAGGTTGCTTTTACGAAAGCAAAAAGTGCATACGGAATAACCAAAGAAGAATACGATTCGCTAATAAGAAAATGCCAGATATGCGGAAGCGAAAAGAATTTGGTAATAGACCATTCTCATCAATCCGGCAGAATTCGGGGGATGTTATGCAACAGCTGCAACAAAGGACTGGGATTTTTCAGAGATAATCCAGCTCTTTTAGAACGAGCAAGTGACTATGTTTTAGGGGAATACGAACCTATAAGGAGGGTGGAAGAATGACCGTCGCCGAAATCGCCGCCCAGATGGGCGTTACACCGGAAACACTGGTGCAGGAGGTTGTAGCGAAAGGCGCGACAATTGCAACAGTGTGGGTTGTTTTGGGTGCTCTGTTTACGATTTTTGCAATCGTTTCAACGATTTTTGGTTTTATCCGAGATGATACCGTGTACGGATTGGTGGCTGTGGCTGCGTTGATGTTTGGCGCGTTCTTGCTGATTGCTGATTCACCCAACTTGATTGCATGGAAAACCGCGCCGGAAACCACGGCGAACCAGTACATTGTTGAACATTATGGAGGTGGACAGGAATGAAGAAAACAATTTTAACTCTGCTGGTAGCTATGATGGCTCTGATGTTTTCTGGGTGCGCTGGCTGCGATCGCGTGGCTAAGAGCATCGGCAGTGATGTGTCTGGCGGGTTGCATCGCACGGTAACGGTATACAGCAACACCGGAGAGAAGATCAAAGAATGGAACGGCAAGTTTGATGTTTCCGAGAACGATAACGAGGTGTATTTCGATCTGAACGATAAACGCGTCATTATTCATGGCGGCATCGTAATTGACGAGGAGGACTAAAAATGACGATTGATGAAGCTATCAAGTACGCGGATATGTTTGCGAATGATGCAAGCACGGTCCGGGAAATCCCTATGGTGGTAATCCAGAGACTTAACATGCTGTGCGTGAAGGCGCTGCGGCAGGTGAAGAAGATGAACGAGAATGCCGAAATCAGTGCAACACCAGTACAGGACACATGGCAGGAGCGCATGAAGCGCGAGTACCGCGAGACGAAGGAACGGTATGAAAAGCTGCACCGCATGGTGACGAAGTACGAGGGCGGAACGCTGAACTTTACGCCGAACTGCTCCATCGACCTGTTAAAGCAGCAGAAGCGCCACATGGGTGAATACCTGCACGATCTGGAAATCCGTGCGGAGATTGAGGGAGTGAACCTGTATGATTGACCTGCACAAACTGGACAAGTTCCGGCTGAAAGACAGAGAACGCGAGTTTTACGGCTGCACCGGCGACAGCGGAAACGGTGTTTTCAAGGTGTATGTCGGCGGCAAGTCGTTCCGCGTGATTGCAAGCAACGGCATGGGATGGGAGCACGTCAGCGTTTCGCCCGGCTCTGCACAGCGCAAGTGCTGCCCGACATGGGACGAGATGTGTGCGATTAAGGACATGTTTTTCGGCGAGGACGAGCGCGTTATGCAGTTCCACCCGCCTAAGTCGGAGTACATCAATAACTATCCGTACTGCCTGCACCTGTGGAGACCGGTAGATACGGAGATTCCGCACCCGCCGATGATTTGTGTTTGAAAGGAAGAAAACAATGAATGCAGTAAGTGAAGACGTAAAGATGCTCGTTGAAAAGGAACTGGAAAGCGCAAATGAGCGGTTTCCACAGTTCCACTCGGAGCACGAGGGATGGGCAATCATTACGGAGGAAGCCGAGGAACTGCGGGAAGAATGCGACAGTATCGAAATGTCAATGAAGCAGCTCTGGCGCCGAATCCGTGACGGTATCCCAACGTCGCTGCAGGTGGCACTGGTTGGGCAGTACGCCGAAGCTGCGGCTTGCGAGGCTATACAGGTGGCGGCGATGGCGAGAAAGTACCTTGATATGTTGGAAAGAGAGGAATGAAATGAAAAAAATTGCTTTAATCGTTATGTCTATCGTGGCAGCACTGGTACTCATGATTGCTGCTGCATTTGTGTCGGCTAATAACCGCGCAGTATCAGCAGAAGAACAGGTGAATTCGGCGGCAGCCGATGTGCAGGTGGTGGAAAAACGCCGTGTTGATCTCGTTTACAATCTGGTGGACGCAGTAAAGTCCTATCAGAATTACGAGGGCGATACACTGACAAAGATTACGCAGGCTCGCACTGCTGCCGCGTCCGGCAAGGTCGAACAAGCGCAGGTTGCGTTGAACGCCGTTGCAGAGCAGTACCCGGAACTCAAGGCAAACGAAAATTACAAGCAGCTCATGACCGAGCTTGCGCTGACCGAGAACCAGATCGCGCAGTACCGCAACAACTATAATCAGCAGGTACGGGCATACAACAAGCTGGTACGGTCCTTCCCAACTGGTTTCCTGCTGCGCGTAATGAACTATCAGGCAATCGACACGACCTATGCGGACTACGACGCACCGGAAGATGCTCCGCAGAACCTGTTCGGTGACAGCGATGGAGATTAAGCCTCGTGAAATGGCATTCAGCGTTGCGATCGTGTTTGTTATGCTGGCACTGGGATTTCTGTTGGGCAGCAAACTTGACGACTATATTGCTGAGAAAAACGAAAAGTTTACCACAGCAACGCAGATTACAGACGATCAGCAGTTTAAGTATGCGTTGGATACCGATTTTGGAAATGTGATTGCTTACGGAAAACTGGTTGCGGAACAGCCTGTTTCGGCAGACGATTTAGACGGAAAATATGCAATCCTAACCAAAATCACAGAACAATACACCCGGCACACGCGCGTTGTAACCTATACCGATGGAAAGGGACATACGCACAGCCGCACCGAGGTGTATTGGACGTGGGACGAGATTGACCGGAAGGAAGAAAGCACAGAAACATTTACATTCATGGGCGTATCGTTCCCGGCGGATAAGTTTTCCGTTACAGCGCACCAACAGGGCGATACAATCTATGACAGCAGGCTTGTGCGGCATTATTACGAAGCTGTGGACGCAAATATGGTTGGCAGTATACATACGCAAATCAAAGATCATATGATTGCAGACAACAACAGGTTTTATACGGACGCAGAACCACAGGCGATTGTAAACCTTGCTATAAGACAAGGTAATATTGCTATCATCTTGTTCGGTGTATTATGGATTGCTTTGACCGGTGGCGCGGTATATGGTTTCTGTGCACTGGAAAACAGGTGGCTGGACGGATGATGTATAGTCCGGACATGCGAAAATACCTGAAAGAAATCAATCGCTATTTGATTTGGAGGTACGGAAATGAAGAAAAAGAAAGTCAACCCATACCGAATACCGGCGACGCAGGGTGACATAGAAAAAGCCAAACGAGACGCAACGAACACGGCGGTTGCGTCTACATGGGCAATTATGTTTAGCGTTCTACGGGATAAAGAAGGGTACGACTATGACCGATTACGGCGGATATGGGACGAAACAAACTACCTCGCAGACAGTATCGCCCGAAAATACGTTAAAATCAACGATCTGATTGAAGAACTGCGGGAGAATGAGATAGCATTAGCATGAAAAAGAAAAGCGAATGCGCTGGGTGCGCATACTGGCGGGTACTTGGTACAAGCCAAGGACCCAAGCTATGGGCGTGCCATTATTTGATCGACACGGGGAAATCGCGCGGATGTGAACCGGGTGTGGGTTGCGTCCGCAAGGCGGCGAGAATCAGCCGCCGTAGACGATATACACAGCACGGTGTTGAGGAGGTGGAGGCCAACGACTACTAAGGAATGGCTTTTGCGTGCCGTAGGAATCGAGAACAACATTGCGTCGCTGGAAAACGCTCGTGTAAAAGCATGGACACGAGCGACGAGCGCAACGGCGACTATTAAGGAAACGCCGGGAGGTGGCGGCGATGTTACTGCGAATAAGGCGGATGCGTACATTGAGTTGAACAACATGATCGAGGACGAGCAGAAGCGGCTTGCTCTGGTGCGGGCTGAGATTATCAGCACGATCGCAAAAGTTCCGAGCAACGAACTCAGGACGTTGCTAACCGACCGGTATGTAAACGGATGCAAATGGAGGGACGTGGCGCGTAACCAGAATTACAGCGAATCCCATGTGAAGGGCGAAATGCATGTAAGAGCTTTACAGGCAGTGGAACGGATACGCACAGGCTGTGCATAACATTGTGGAAAACACAATACACAATAATACTAAACATGGTGGTATAATGATATCGTGATAAAAGCCCTAAAGGGCGGAATCACGGAGTTTCGTTCCTCCACTTTCAGCCCGCCGAAAGGCGGGTACACGCCCGAAAGCCTGCGTGAGGGCTGACGGGTGACAAGCCTTTCTGTTTAACCCCAAACACCTACTTAAAGCGGTGGGGAGACCTGCCGCTGACCTGCTCCAAAGTCTGCATGAGGGCGGAGGAGCAAAACGCCTTTCGCGGAACGAAGGCATTGATTATCCTTTCTATTCTTTTGGCGTGTCTTTTGCGCGGCACGCCGATATGCTCCAAAGCCTGCATGAGGGTGACGGAGTAATAACATTTACGCTGCAATGAGAATGGAATGCGGAGCCTGTGGGCAACAGGCACCGCAAACATGCCCGGATGGCTTCATGAGGCCGGACGGGTAACGTACAGAACCTTTTTAGCCAAGGGCAATGTGGCGGACTTTTGCAAGCCTTGCACGATGGACGACGTGCAAGGCGATCTGTTCCCAAAGCTGCATGAGGTAGAGGGAGCACAACGCCTCCAACGAGGACGATAATATTCTGACAGTCCGGAAAGACGGACAATCTGTTTCCGAACGTATGCGGAGCTGCTGCAACAGCTTTGCAGAGTTCAGCGGGTGCTTGCAGGCACGCCGCAACCGGGGTCGCTCCCCGCTGTAACCTTACGAGGGAATCAGCCGGATTACAGACCGATAGCAACTGCGACACGACGGAGAGCAACGCCGAACAGCCCATAATGAGAGGGCGAGTGCTGCTGGATAAGCACTCACACGGACTTAGTGAGCCGAGAGCAAAACACCAGTTTGCTAACAAAGTTACAAAGCCGATACGGCGCTTTCGGGCGGCTAAGTACACGCCGCGAAAGAGCACCAGTCTGTTTATCTCTTGCAATAAACAAACCTAATCACACAGGACGGAAACACAAGTAAACTTGCGAAAGTGAGGTAATACCTCTCTGGATTTCATACAAACCGTTCTGGACAGCTGAGAGATCACCGGTAAAAGCCCGGCGTTCAGGCGCAACGAAAGCGTTCATACCTCCCTGTGGAGGTATACCGGTTTGCATAGTGGCTGAAAGCGGGTGCGAGTCCTGCAAAACCGAAACAGTCGTATAATGGGAAACCCCGCTCACCTTATGGATTTGGTGAGCGGGGTTTGTCATGGTATTTACAATCAGGCAAGATAAATATTTTCGCCGGTCAGCTTTTCTTCGCGCTGCAAGTCGATAGGGCAAATGCGCTGGAGAGTAGAGCCTACCGCAAGTTTTAGACCTTCAAACTTGATGCGGCCTGAGAACAGGCCGTTCACGGTATCGGTCTGCGCTTCGGTTGGAATGAATGGCGTTTGGATGCCTTTGCAGTCGGCCTCGGAAAGCTCGCGCGTGTGAAGGTAATGGTTTCCTTCGCCCTCGATAAATTTCCAGCTTCGGAAGATCAAAGAACCGTCTGCACGAATTGCAAGTTCGAGCTGCAGCGGCATAGCAGGCGAGAACGGACAAGCATAACAGATCAAATCTCCAGGTTCGAATCCCTCAAATTTGCGGCTGAGGTCGATGGTATAAACATCGCCCTCAAAATTCGTCGTGTAGTCTTTCACTACTTGAATTTTCATTTTGCTGCCTCCTTTACTCGGTGATAATGCCCGGCGTGCCGTAGTAACCGTTGTCGATTTTGGTTACAACTTTGGATTTGTCCACATCGTAGGGGGTGCGGACGGAAAGAGTGAAGAAATCATAGCACTTTTTATTGATGAAAAAGTTGCCGCTGTAGCCCTGCGCCTTGTAAAAATCAATCCAATCCTGTACGGTTTTGTTAGGAATCATGTTGCCTGCGTTGTCCCAAACTCTTAAATCTGCCATGATATTTTTTCCTCCTTGTTTGTTGTGAATAGTGTATCACGTTGTAAGTCCGATATGCAGGACTTTAGGTTTTGCGCTGTTGTGATAATTGTACCCCGATGTGCGGGGTAGTGTCAATATGTTCCGCCGCGGGTGCGTGAGCCGGGCGGGAGATTAAACAATTTCAAAGCTGACACCCTCAATGAATAAGATAGTACCGTATCCGGGAAGAAATGCACAACGGCGTCCAACCCATTCTGGGTGATTACCTTGGTAATCCTGATAGGTGGATTTGTAGTCGTTGCCGATGCGGTCGTATTCTGCTTTTGTGATGCGTACCATGGTAAGTCCTTTCTGCCCTCGTGACCTCCGGGACGGGTGTGGTTAAGATGGTTAGTCAATAGCGCAGTAGGTAAGGGCATCATAGCCCATATCAGCAAGCGCCTTGGTCATTACCTCGGCAGCGGTCTCGCGCTTGTATGCCTGACCGGGAATGTGGAAGCAGATAACCCAACGCCGGTTAAAGCACTTCCGCTCAAAGCAGCCGCATCCGGCCTCCTTGCAAGCCTGCTCGATCTTGGCAGACTGCCAGCGAGGGAGCAGGAGCGAGGGCGCATCTAAATTACAGGTGCCGCCGTCCTCAACTTGTGCGGCTGCGGCTTTGCCGATCTCGTACACCTTGCGCAGATCGTCGCGGAGCTTGGCGTACTTGCCGGTAAGCGGCTTGGGTGCTGCGGGCTTGGTGTCTGCCGGGTAGGCGGTCAGCAGCTCGTCAAAGTCTGCGATTGCGTCTGCCTCGGTGCGTGCCGTGCGGCAGGCGATCTCGTGGCCGTTGGGGTACAGGAGCATAGTCTCGTATTTGCCCGGCGCGAGTTCGCAGGTGTCGAGGATAACGCGGCGGCCGTTGTGTTTGTACTCGGTGTGCTTGATGGTGTTCATGGTGCGTACCTCCAAATAAAAATTTATGGGTGCGGGCTTTATGGGTAAACCCGCGAGAACCTTTAGCGCTGTGCATCGTAAGCGGCGAGGGCTTCGGTAAGTCCCTGCTTAAAAATCTGCTCCGCCTTGTCATCCGGCAATGTCCAGTAGTCATCCGGCATACATTCGCACATAGCGCAGGGGCGGTAAAGGGGGCAGCGCTCACAATTGCCGCGGCTGCTGTCGCTGTACTCCGTGCAAAAGCGCTTATAGATGCGATCGAAAATATCTGTGTTAGTCATGGTGTGTACCTCTATCACCGCGGGTCAGTTCGAAATTCATCATTTTACTTTACCTCCTTGTAGATACAGCCAGTCCATACTTGGTTTGTCGTGCCGTTACAGCTTTTGTTGAGTTTGGCGCAGTTGATGCACATGGGGTTGAGCGTTGCGGTCATATTGATTACTTCCTTTCCTTTGCTGTGACTATAGTATATCAGTTAACTGACAATGAATCAATGCACATTCTATACAAATATCAGTTAACTTATTTGTACAATATGTCAGTTTACTGATATGGTCTGGATGTGCTATCATAGTAGCACAAGGAGGCTTGAAAATGGCTACACAGAAATACACAGGCACAGAGGCGCAGAAGAGAGCCAGCACCGAATATAACCGGAGGCGCGACAACATTATGCTGCGCCCGACAAAAGAGGAAGGCGCGCAGATCAGGCAGGCCGCAGCCGATGCGGGACAGAGCGTGCAAGGCTATGTACTGGGCGCTGTGCGCGTCCAGATGGACAAGGACAAGGAGGAGAAAGCGTAGTGTATGATAGAGTAGATGCAAGCAGCGGCGAAAGCCTTTGCCGTACTATGGCAGAAGAATGCGATACCGCGATCTTAGCATTTTCTACAGGTAAGGATAGCATTGCAGCGTGGTTGCAGTTGAGAAAGTATTTCAAGCACATCGTACCGTACTACTGCTATACAGTGCCCGGCTTGGAGTTTGTCGAAAAGAGCCTTGCATACTACGAGGACTTTTTCGGCACTCACATATACCGTCTGCCGCACCGGTCTCTGTACCGGCTGCTGCGTAATCTGGTGTTCCAATCGCCGGAGCATGTAACCAAGATCGAGGCGCTGGACTTGCCGGGCGAAGAATATGATGATGCCGAGATTGGCGAGATCATCCGAGAATGTAAGCGCCTGCCGGAATGCGTATACACTGCGACCGGCGTTAGAATGGCAGACAGTCCTATGCGGCGTATCGCGATGAAAACGCATGGAGCGATCAACCACAATGCAAAGCGGTTTTATCCGGTGTACGACTGGGTAAAAGCCGACCTGCTGCGCGAATTTGATGCAAGCGGTGTCCGCCTGCCGGTAGACTATAAGCTGTTCGGCAGAACGTTCGATGGTATCGATTACCGGTTCTTGAAGCCGATCAAGGAGAATTTCCCGAGGGATTACGAAAAGATCATCACATGGTTTCCGCTTGCGGAACTTGAGTTATTCAGGAGGGGCGAACTGTAATGGGATATTGGAACGACGACGAAGTTAAGGAAACAAAAGACGATCACATTGAATTAGAGCAGCTCGAAAGCGAGTGCCTCGATGAGCTGGGAGACGTAGAAAAGAGTTTCCGTGAGCGCATGGGCGCTGAGAACAAGCGATTCCGTGATATGTGCGACACTGAATATTGGTGTTGTATCTGCTTTACCAGCAGAGCGCAGAAAGAGGAATTTCTCGCATCCCTCGAATTCGATACCGATCTAAAGTATATCGAAGGCAAGGAATTCGCGCGGGCGGTCAAGCGTCCGATTAAAACCGAAGATATGAAGTTTGCGCGAATCGGCAAAGGCTCAAAAGAATATTTGAGCAGAATTATAGGAGACTAACAAAACACGGAAAGGATTATCTGCGAAAGATAGTCCTTTTTGTATATTTGAAAGGAGGTGAAAAGCATGGGTGGTTATGGCAGTGGTAGACTGGCAAACCGTGGCCGTTCCGGCCGCGCTCGTCGCCGCAGTGTAGCGGTTGGCCGTCGTGCGGCTGGCGCTCGTGGCGCTCGCTCGTCCTCGACCTAAGCAAACACGACTCAACAGACAAAGCACCGGGAAAGTCTCGGTGCTTTTCTATTGGGTGAAAGGAGGTTAGGAAATGCCGAGAGGCAGACCAAAGAAACAAATCGACCTTGAAGCGGTGCGCGAGTTGGCAAGCGAGGGCAACACGCAAGATGAAATCGCAAGAGCATTAGGCTTCGCACGCACAACCTTTGCGAATCGCGATGATGTGACCGAAGCATATTATAAAGGCATGGCCGAAATGAAGCTGAGCCTGCGCCACTGGCAGATGAACGCAGCCAAGAGCGGAAATGTGCAGATGCTGATCTGGCTGGGAAAGCAGTACCTCGGACAGCGTGACGCAGTAGAAGAGAAGATCGAAAGCGAGGGCGTGAAGGTGATTATCGATGTCTGAGTTAAAACTATCTCAGGTAATCGGCCCTGCATTTTACTCTGTCGCGCACGATGTATTCGAGCATGGACACACACACTATGACGAAAGCGGCGGCCGTGGCTCGCTGAAATCGTCGTTTGTGTCGATTGTCGTTCCGCTGCTGCTTATCCACAACCCCGGAACGCATGCGCTTGTGTTACGCAAGGTTGCAAACACCATCCGCGATAGTGTATACGCACAGTATGTATGGGCGATTGGCGAGCTGGGAATGGCTGACTACTGGGACGCGAAGGTATCGCCGATGGAGCTGATATATCGCCCGACCGGACAGAAAATCATGTTTCGCGGCGCTGACGACCCGATGAAGATCAAGTCAATCAAGGTTCCGTTTGGTTATATTGCTGTTACGCATTTCGAGGAGAAAGACCAGTTCGCAGGACGCGCGGAAATCCGAACGATCTTGCAGTCTACAATGCGCGGCGGTGATAAGTATTGGAACTTTGAGAGTTATAACCCTCCGATCAGCCGCGACAACTGGGCGAACAAGGACAGTTTAGAAGAACGCCCTGACCGTCTCTGCCACCGCAGCACGTACCTTGAAGCGCCGCGCGAGTGGTTAGGCGATCAGTTTATTTATGAGGCGGAGCACCTAAAACTGACAAACGAGCGAGCGTATCAGCATGAATACCTCGGCATTCCGGTCGGTACGGGCGGCAACGTCTTTGAAAACCTTGAACTGCGAGAAATCACAGATGATGAGGTGGCAACGTTCGATCATATCTATCAAGGCGCTGACTGGGGATGGTTCCCCGACCCGTTCGCTTTTATCCGCGTCCACTACGACAGGGCGCGTGAGACGGTGTATTTTATCGATGAGATATACAAAAACAAGCTGAGTAACGAGGAAAGCGCCGGTATTATCATGGAGCGCGGCTATAATGATACGTTTATCACCTGCGACAGTGCAGAGCCCAAAAGCGTTGCAGACTACCGTGCTATGCGACTGCCTGCCAAAGAGGCCGTGAAGGGTCCCGGCAGTGTCGAGTACGGCATGAAGTGGCTACAGCGCAGGACACTTGTCATCGACCGCAAGCGAACGCCGCACGCCTATGATGAGTTTGTGAACTATGAGTATGAGCGCGACAAGGACGGCGAGATCATCAGCGGCTATCCAGATGAAAAGAACCATCTGATTGACGCCACGAGATACGCCCTTGAGCGCGTTTACAGAAGAATGGGAGTGATTGCTTGACGATCATTGAAAAACTGAAAGAGCTCGGCTATAACACAATCGCCCCCGAGTTTTACGGTAAGGTTGCGGAGTGGCGCAGCTGGTATGTGGGTGATGTGAAGTCATTCCACCATTACAAGGTGCGGAACTGCGGCCGAACAGTGCATTGCAAGCGATATACGCTTGGTATGGCGAAGAAGTTAGCCGAGGACTGGGCGAACCTGCTCATGAACGAAAAGGTGAAGATCACCTTGGAGGGCGAGAAAGAACAGGCGTTCGTCGACCGCATCTTTGAAGAGAACAACTTCGAGGTAAAGGCGAACGAGATGCAGGAAATGAAGTCTGCACTGGGTACGGTCGCATACATTCCGCGTGTTGTCGGTGCAGTGTCGGACGGCGAACAGCCTATTGCAGGCGCAGCAAACGGCATTCAGATTGATTATGTGACTGTAGAGCACATTTTCCCTCTGGCATGGCAGAACGGCGTTATCATGGAATGCGCGTTCGACAGCAGAACCACCGTGAAAGGCGAGGATTACTGCTATCTGCAAATCCACAAGCGAAATGAAATCGGCTTTTACGACATCGAAAACCGCATTTTCAAAATCACAAATGAAAGTTTGTCTGAAGAAAGCCTTGCAAGCGTGCCGGGGTTTGAAAAAATTCCACCTGTTGTGCATACCGGTTCGAACAAGCGGCAGTTTGTGATTGATCGTTTGAACATCGCGAACAACTTTGATTATTACATTCCGCTCGGCATTCCGGTCTATGCAAACGCGATTGACGTTCTGAAAGGCGTTGATATCGCATATGACAGCTATGTAAATGAGTTCCTGCTCGGTAAAAAGCGCATCATGGTAAAGCCGGCTGCGACGAATTACCTTGACGGTGAACCGGTATTCGACCCGGACGAGCTCGCATATTATGTGCTGCCGGAGGATACGCAGGATGGCAATATCATTCAGCCGATTGATATGACGCTGAGAACCGGCGAACATAACCGAGGCATTCAAGATCAGCTGAACCTGCTGTCAACCAAGACAGGTTTCGGCGAGAGCTATTACCACTTTGACGGCGCAAGCGTTGCAACCGCCACGCAGGTAATCAGCGAAAACAGCACCATGTTCCGCACGATCAAGAAGCACGAAATCATCCTTGAGCAGGCACTTGTGGAGCTGTGCCGCATTATTCTGCGGCTCGGAAATGATGCAATGAACGCCGGGCTGAATGAAGATGTGGAAATCAGCATTGACTTTGACGATAGCATCATCGAGGATAAGGGCACGGACTTCACGCGAGACATGCAGCTGCTTAACGCAGGCATTATGAACGACTGGGAATTCCGCGCTAAGTGGCTCAATGAAGATGATGAGACGGCGAAGAAAATGCTGCCTAAAGCGCAGGACATGACGGACGAGGGGGAAGATGAGATTGAATGAAGTATCCAATCACACCGGAATACCTCGACGCAGCGCCTGAACCGATTGCGATTGCAATGCGAGAGCTCGAAAAGGACATCTTGCGCGAGATATGTTCACGCTTTAAGCTGACCGGCGAACTGAACGAGGTTGCCATGAACGATATCCGCGCGCTGCGTGCGCAAGGTCTCGACATGGAGACCATCGAGAAAATGATAGCGAAGCACAGCAAGGAAACACTGCCTCAGGTGCAGAAAGCACTTGACCGTGTTGTTGAATACAACCAGAAGTATTACAACGAGCTTGCAAGCAAGGCGAGCATTGCTGAACCGCTTTTCTGGGTGACAGCTGCGGATATCGCGCAGATACAGTCACAGACGCTTGACGGATACCGCAACATTACACGCTCTCTCGGTTTTGCACTGCAAACAAACGGAAAGGTTACATTTCAGCCGCTTGCAAAGGCGTATCAAGCCGCCCTTGACAAAGCAGAAGTGAAAATGCAGTCCGGCGCGTTTACGTTGCAGCAGTCACTTGAGGATGCAGTTAGAGAGCTTGCAGACAGCGGCATATACACGATTGACTATGCGACAGGGCACAGAGACCATGCAGACGTTGCAGCGCGCAGAGCTATTTTCACGGGGCTAAATCAGCTCACCTCAAAATACACGGAAACGGCTGCGGAAACACTGGAAACTGACCTGTACGAAATCACCGCCCATCGCGGCGCGCGTGATAAAGGCACAGGATGGAAGAACCACAAGGCATGGCAAGGCAAGGTTTACAGCACGAAAGACGGCAGCAAATACCCGAATATTTACAAGGTTTGTGGATTGGGTGCTGTTGACGGTCTGGAGGGCGCTAACTGTAGGCATCATCGGCATGCGTTTTTAGAGGGCGTTTCTGAGCGCGTCTACACAGACGACGAGCTTGCGAACATCGACCCACCGCCTGTGGAGTTCGAGGGGCGCACGTACAGCGCCTATGAAGCAACGCAGATGCAGCGCAAGATAGAACGCACGGTGCGCAAGTTGGAACGCCGCAGAGCCGCGTACAACGCCGCAGGAATGACGGGCAAGGAAGAGCAAACAGGCATCCGCATTCGCCGATTGAAGAAAGAATATCGCGAATTCAGCCGGGCGGCGAGCCTGCCGATGCAGACCAACCGCATGAAAGTAATTGAATAATTGGCATCGTGGAAACACGGTGTTTTTTATTGCCAAATTGTCCGACAGGACGTTAAACAAGGAGACCACAATGGAAAACAACGCTACCAACACCAACGCGCCGGGCGCGGAAAACAACACTGCTGCACAGCAGGAAAAGACGTTCAGTCAGGCGGACGTAGATAAGATGATCCAGTCTCGCCTTGAGCGTGAACGGAAGAAAATGCCCAGCGAGGAAGAGCTGACCGCATTCCGCACGTGGAAAGACAGTCAGCAGACCGAGCAGGACAGAATGAACAACATCACCAAAGAGCGCGACACCGCAGTAAGCAACCTTTCGGCGGCGAACGCGAAGATCGAACAGCTCGAGCACGAAAGATACGTTTCGTCGAAGGGTTTCACCGGCGACGAAGCGGAGTTTATCGCGTTCAAGGCCGCGAAGATGGTAGATGACAAGACCACCTTTGAACAGGCTGTGGATGCAATCGCGCAGGATCGTCGGCCGCGAACCTCGTTTGATTGGACTGCGCCTGTTGGCGATGGCAACCAGAAAAACGCCCCCAATGCAGCGATGAACGCGCTTATTCGTGGGGCAATCAAGTAAGAAAAGGAGCTTTTAACAATGGCAAATAACGTAATTGACCGCAATTCCCTTTCCGGCCTCATCCCGGAGCCGGTAACTCGTGAAATCCTTCAGGGCGCTGTTGCAGAGTCGGCAGTGCTGCGTATGGCTCGCCGCCTGCCGAACATGACCAGCAAGACCCAGACCATGAACGTTCTGGATATGCTGCCGACCGCTTACTGGGTAAACGGCGAGGTTTCCGGCACTGGCGCGGCTGACTCCGCAGCGTACAAGCAGACTACCAAGATGGCATGGGACAAGAAGAAGATTTACGCCGAGGAAATCGCGGTAATCGTCCCCATCCCGGAGGCAGTTCTGGATGATGCGGATTACGACATCTGGGGTGAAGTTCGTCCGCGTCTGGTCGAGGCGTTCGGCAAGAAGATTGACGCCGCAATCCTGTTCGGCGCTGACAAGCCGACCACGTGGCGTGATGGCGTTGTCCCGTCTGCGATTGCAGCAGGAAACGGCGTTCCGACCTCTACCGACACTTTCGGCGACATCATGGGCGAGAACGGCCTTATCGCAAAGGTTGAACTGGACGGCTACAGCCCGAACGGCGTTGTATCCGCCGTACAGATGCGCGGCAAGCTGCGCGGCCTGGTAGATACCACCGGTCAGCCGATCTTTAAGACTGACATGCAGGGCGCGTCTCGCTACGCTCTGGACGGCATGGATATGTATTTCCCGAACAACGGCGCGTTTGACCCGACGCTTGCAAAGATGATTGTCGGCGACTGGTCGCAGCTCGTTTACGCCATCCGTCAGGACATCACGTTCAAGATCTTCACCGAGGGCGTTATTCAGGATCCGTCTACCAAGGCAATCCAGTACAACCTCATGCAGAACGACATGGTTGCGCTGCGCGCAGTTATGCGCCTCGGCTGGGAGATCGCAAACCCGGTAACTGCATTTAATGCGGACATGGAAAACCCGTTCCCGTTCTCCGTTTACGGCAACGGCGGCACTGTTTCCGCTGTAAAGGTAACTCCGGCGACTGCAAGCCTTGCAAAGGGCGGTTCAAAGCTGTTTACTGCGGCTGTAACCGGCGACGGCATTGTTTCCGACAGCGTATCGTGGAGTGTTTCCGGCGGCGCAAAGGCTAACACCAAGATCACCGAAGACGGCCTGCTGACCGTTGACAAGTCGGAGACTGCATCGAGCCTCACGGTAACTGCTGAGTCGAAGCAGGACGTAAGCAAGAGCGGCACCGCATCCGTAACCCTTCTGTAAGGAGCAAACGCAAATGGTAGATTATGCATATTACAAGGATACGTACCTCGGCAACCAGATTGCCGAGGATGAGTTTCCGCGCCTTGAAAGCCGCGCTGTAGCATATCTTACCTATCTTACGCGCGGAAGAATTGACGATAGCGAGCCTGCAAAGATGGCGTGCTGTGCGGTCGCGGAGCAGTATCAAGTGATTGATACGCTCCAAACTCGCGCGGCATCTGCCGAGCAGGAGAAACAGAGCGAGAGTGTTGGCTCTTGGTCTGTAAGCTATCGTAGCGGCACGGAGGCAATGCAGGAGGCAAAGGCACAGCTCAAAGCGGCTGCGGAAATGTATCTTGCAAATACCGGAATGCTGTACCGAGGTGGGAGGTGCTGCGGATGCGACTGCCCCACACTGTAACGTTGTTTCAGCCGTCTGGCCGAACTGTTCTGACGGGCGTTTTGCTTGAAAGCACCAGAGGCACGAGCGTAACGAAGACCGCACAGAACAGCGCAGACAGTGTAACGCTGCATATCCCTTTACCGTTTACGCAGATCATCAGCCCTGAAAAGGACTATTTTGCGCGCGGCGATGTGCCAGATGCAGGAAGTTACCAGAAATGCCGTGAGAAGTACGAGACATACCGCGTCACAAGCGTCTCTTTGTATGATTACGGCGGATTGCAGCATTTGGAGGTGGGCGGCCGATGATACGTTACTCTATGAAGTTGCACTTGCCAAACAACGTGCTTGATAGGCGCGTGGAAAAGGCGAACGCGTGGCTTGTTGAGGAGATCATCAAGGACACCGACCCGTTTGTTCCGGCGCGAACCGGTGTACTGGCAATGAACGTACAGCGGCATGGTCATACCATTGTGTATGCCTCGCCGTATGCACGATTTCAGTATTACGGTAAGGTGATGATTGACCCGGCAACCGGCAGTACGTTTGCACCCAAGGGCACGCGCAAGGCGTTGACAGACCGGAACCTCAAATACAGCAAGGGGATGCACAAGAATGCGCGTTCTCACTGGTTCGAGGCAAGCAAGGCGTTGAATGAAACGCGCTGGATGGAAGGAGTGCGCAAGATTTTGACCGATGAGTGAGAAATTGAACACGGTAACAGCTCGTGAACAAGACGGTGTTTCACGGGCTGTTCTTTTATGGCTGAAAGGCTATGCTCCCGAAATCGAGTTTGAATATCTCCCGCCGGAACGGTCAGGCATGATGCTTACCAGTGTACAGAGCGCGTATAAAACCGCACAGTACATTGACGGCGGATATGCTGCACAGTACCCGTTCGGCGTGATGTATCGTGCCCTGCCGACCGACAGCGAGGGACGTCTCGACGTTGAATCCTTGCTGAATGAGCTGGGAGCATGGGCGGAAAAAAACCCGCCTGATCTCGGCGAGGGAATGACCGTCACATCTGTTGAGCGAACGACCCCTGCGGGACTTATCGCTCGATACGAAGATTTAACCGAGAATTACCAAATCCTCTTAACCATTAACTATGAAGTTGAGGTGTAAAAATGGCAACTGAAAAGATTAAACGTCCTCTGATTGCACACTTTCTGGATACCAGCGATAAGATGGGCGAATATAGCGATGCAAAGTTTGCGCGAATCGGCAAGAACGTAACCGAAGCATCTACGGACTACGGTGCACAGACCGAGACCGAGCAGGACATTATTTCTGATTCTGCGACTACTGAGATTACCGGCTATCAGCCGACCATGAGCGTTTCTCAGCAGTGCACCAAGGGCGACAGTGTGTTTGAGTTTATCGACAAGAAGCGTCGCGCTCGTGCTACTCTGGCAGATTCTCACGCATGGCTGCTGAATGTGGACATGTGGAATGCTACCAGCGACAGCGACACTGCAACCTACGTTGCAGAAGTACAGGAAGTATCTGTACAGGTTGATACCTACGGTGGCGCAGGCGGCGAATCTCCGACGCTGGAATATACGCTGAACTATGTAGGCGACCCGATTCCGGGCACTGTTAAGATCACCGGCGGCGCACCGGTATTCACTGCGAACGTATCCGTATAAGGAGGTAACGAGGAATGGATAGTATCCGCGTAAACAGCGGCGTAAAGGTTATTGAAGTCAACGACAAGGGAGAGACGATCTCCCTTCCGCTGTCTGATGATAGCTTTGTCAAAGGCTTTTTCGACCTGCTGAATGAAATCAAAGACAAGGCAACGGCTATTTCTGAGAAGAAAGGCGACGTTCTGGACACTCTGGACGATATCGTGGCGTTTGACAAAGACGTTAGGGACAAAATCGACGCGCTGATTGGCGAAAATACTTGCGCGAAGGTGTTTGGCGCGGTGCTTCCGTCCTCCGATCAGTTCCTTGATTTCTTCGCACAGCTTACCCCCATCATTGACAGCCACGTTGAGAAGCGTGCAGCAAACATGAGCAAGTACAGCGCGGAGCGTGTCGGCAGTGTTTAACATGCTGCTCGACCGCCTGCCAAGCTCTTACAAGGGGTATCTGATTCGCACGGATTACAGAATCGGCATTCAGATTTCCCTTGCACTGGACGACCCGAATTTAAGCGATAATGACCGTGTATGGGTGGCATTATCCTTGCTTTACGGAGCAGGGATGCCACCCATTGACATTGCACTGGAAGGTTTACAGTGGTTTGTTCGCTGTGGCGACGATAGAGAGATTGAACCCGGCGGTAAACGCATGATGTGGTTCGATTTCGATTCTGCACGGTTGTACGCATCGTTCCGGCAGACGTTCGGCATTGAGCTGCACAAGGTCAATCTGCACTGGTTTGAGTTTATGGCAATGATGGAAAGCCTTAACGAAGATTCGGCAATGTCTCATGCCCTGCAAATCAGAGGCACGGACACAAGCAAAATGAAGGGAAAACAGAAACAGGAATACGAACGTCTCAAACGTAATTTAACCCCTGCACCCGCACTTTCCGAAGAAGAAAAGGAAGCTATTGACGCTTTCTGGGCGCAGATCAATTAGAAAGGCGGTGAATAAATGGCGGATGGCTCTATCAGAATCGACGCTACTGTAAGCGACGAACAAGCGAAAAAGCAGATTGCACAAATGACGAAAGACATTGAGAAGCAATCAGCCGCCGTAGATAAACAAGCCGCAAAGGTACAAAAACTTGCTGAACAGTGGAACAAGGTAGCCGCTGGCGGCACGAAGGGCATTAAAATGCAAGCCGACCTTGCAGCAACGGAGAAAGAAGCCGCACGTCTGGCTGCTCGGTTGGATGAAGTAAACGCTGAGATTGAAAAGGCTCAGATCGATTACAACACCAAACTGAAACAGGCGGCAACGGGCGCAATCCCACAGGAGGAATTCTCGGAATCGGCGCAAAAGCTGAATTCGCTTGTTGCTGAATCGGATAAATTGGGTGAAGCTCTGCGAAACGCAGATGATAAAGCGGCACAACTGAAACAACAGCTTGCCGAGATCAAGCAATCGTCCACGATGAGCAGCGCCGGTCAGAATGTGCGGCAAAACCTTGCCAATGAGACGACGCAGTTAGAGAACATGAAGGCCGGGCTGAAACAGTCCAAGTCGGAAATGAACGACTTCGTAAGTCAGACAAATTCCAAAATGGCTAAACTGAAACGAGTTGTTGCGGGTTTAGGCGCTGGCTTGAAAACGTCTGTCGGAAGTCTGCAAAATTTTCTCGGCGGCAAATTGGGCGCAGCGATTGACAAGCTCAAAGCCAAATTCGCCAATTTCGGACGTTCCAGCCAAAAATCTATGAAGAAAGCAACGGGCGGCGTGCAGTCGTTCGGTGTACGTCTGCGTTCTATCGTTGCGGGCGCGTTGTTCTTCAATTTGATTTCCAAAGCGCTTACGGCAATGACTGACCGTTTGGGCAAGGCTCTGATTGCAAACCAAACATTTGCAAAGTCGTTTGGACAGGTGAAAAGTAACCTGCTGACGGCGTTCCAGCCTATCTATGAATCTATCATTCCGTGGCTGAATAAGCTGATGCAGGCTCTTGCACAGGTAACGGCGCAGATGGCGCAGTTTATCGCGTCTGTGTTCGGTACGACCGCACAGCAGGCACAGGAAAATGCAAAGGAACTGAATAATCAAACGGATGCACTGGATTCCACGGCATCGTCTGCGAAGAAAGCTGAAAAGGCCCTTGCATCGTTCGATACAGTCCAGAAATTAACCAATAACAGCAGTAACACGACCGACCCGAGCGCACCCAAGTTTGATACGGATTATTCCGCAGTAAAAAATCAGACACCGCAATGGCTCACTGACTTCTGGAAAGTATTTCAGGATTCGTGGGCGCAGTACGGACAGCAGACTATTGAAAGCGCAAAGAACGCTCTTTCTGCGCTGAAAGACATGGTTTCCGCTATCGGTCAGTCATTTATGGCAATCTGGACGAACGGAACCGGACTTGAAACGCTTAACAACATTCAACTGCTGTTGCAAACCATCTTTAACCTGATTACCGCCATTGCAACGGCATTTACCAATGCGTGGAACACGAACAACACGGGCGAACAGATGTTGCAAGCAATTATGAACTTGCTGAACACGATTATTCAGATTATCACCTCTATTGGTCAAGCGTTCATTGCGGCATGGAACGATGGTAACGCGGGACAAATCATGCTGCAAAGCATTATGGCCCTCATTACCACGGTGGTTCAGGCAATTAACGCAATCGGTCAAGCGTTTTTAGCCGCGTGGAACGATGGTAATGCCGGACAAACGATGATAAACACCTTGATTCAAATGATTACGGCGGTTGTGAATCTCGTTAATTCTATCGGTCAAGTGTTTATTGCGGCGTGGTCTGACGCAGGATTAGGCGAAAGTATCTTCTCGAATATTCTTTCTATCATCACGAATATTGATAATACGATAAAATCACTGGCTGAAAACCTGCAATCTGCGTGGGAATACAACGGGAATGGCGTAGCCATTTGGGAGAGCATCCTCAAAATCGTTGACGATGTATTAGCCGGAATTGATAAAATGTCGCAGGCAACGGCAGATTGGGCGAGCGGTTTGAATTTTGAACCTCTTGTCACGGCATTTAACAATTTCATGGCAGCGCTCGAACCGGTTGTAGACCTGATTGTGAACGGCCTTGCGTGGGCATGGGAGAACGTTTTACTTCCGCTTGCGAGTTGGACTATCGAAGAAGCTGCTCCGGCAATCCTCAATCTTCTTGCGGCGGCGTTGCAGGCAATATACAAGGTAGTATCTGCGCTGGCTCCGATCCTGCAAACGATTTGGAGCATTATCAAACCTATCGTTCAGTTTATTGGTTTTTCTGTGATCTCTATTATTGAGGGTTTGACGGATACCATTACGAAACTGGGCGACGCTATTTCCTTTGTCCTTAATCTGATTGGCAAAATTGGAAGTGGCATTGGAAGTGGTATTTCGTCGCTTGTTGGCGCATTGGGCGGCGGATTAAGCGCATTTTCGATGGATTCTCCAACTGCTGCGTATTCGCTTGACATTCCTGCCCTTGCAAATGGTGCGGTTATCAGTCCGAACAGTGAATTTCTCGCTCTGTTGGGCGATCAGAAAAGCGGCGTGAATGTGGAAACCCCACTGTCCACCATGATTGATGCGTTTAACGCGGCACTGGACGCACGCGGCGGCACGGTCAACAGCACTCAACCTATCGAGCTGTACATCGACGGCGCGAAGTTTGCACGCATTACCGGCCCGTACAACAGCGGCGAAACACGGCGACGCGGCGTGAGCCTTGTAACAGGAGGTGCATAAATGGAACTTACCGTAGACGGAAAGAAGTACAACGTCCTTGTTACAAGCCTTGCCCGTAAATTTCAGGTGCTTGACGGCAAGAACGCAGAGCGAACGCTCAGCGGCGCAATGATTCGCGACATTATCGGTACGTTTTACAACTACGAGATTACGATTCTTCCCGCAGTTGGCAAGTACGGCGACTACGATGCGCTGTACGAGGTTCTGAGTGCACCGCAGGACAGTCACAGAATTGTTGTTCCGTATGCACAGAGCACGCTTACGTTTAACGCATATGTTACTGCTGGACAAGATAACCTCATTCGCAAGAAACCCGGAGAAGCATACTGGACGGGGCTTTCCGTTCAGTTTATCGCAATGGCACCGCAAAGGACGTGACACATGGGAACAAATAAAATTCTTTATCTGGATAAGGTGTTCACGGCAACAGATGTAAAGTCGGGGAATGTGTATCAAGCACGTTCCCCGATTGCTGCATCACAGGAAATTGATACTTTTAGTTTCGATGTATACAGTGAAGACACCACATTAACCGAATTTATTCGCAACACACCATTGACGTATTTCCATAATGATGAACAAATGGGAATCTACTATGTGCAGAAGGTCAGCCGAACGGCTATCAACACATATCATTTCGCCTGCACATCGACCGTAGGTTTGCTTGATGAGACATACCACGACGGCGGTATTTACACAGGCGAGACCGTGAAGGAAGTGTGCGAGGACATTTGTTCTCCGCTGACGGTTTACGTCAAAACAAATATTGCAAATATTGAGCTTTACGGTTGGCTTCCTATCGCAACACGGCGTGAAAATCTCACGCAAGTGCTGTTTGCTATCGGCGCAACGCTGAAAGTGGACTACAACGGTGCAATTCGCATTGAAGGTCTGTGGAGCGGCGAGGCAAGCGCAATCGACGCAAGCGAAATCTACGCAAGCGGTACGGTTGATTACGCAACGCCTGTTACCGAGGTTATCGTAACCGAGCACGCCTATTCGCAGAGCGCAACGGAAACGACGGAGCTTTTCATGGGTACAACGTCGGCAGGTGACAAAATCACCTTCGACGAACCGTGCTACGACCTCGCGGCATCCGGGTTTTCCATTCTTGCAAGCGATGCAAACTGGGCAACGGTTTCGGCAGGCTCTGGCGTGCTGACGGGTAAAAAGTATACGCACGTTACCCGGCAAGTAATGCAGCAGATTAAGCCCAAAACACGCGAGCTTGTTACACAATCAGATAACACGGTAAAGGTAGAGAGCGCAACGCTTGTGTCTCTTGTCAACGCAACGGCAGTCGCAGAACGCCTTGCCGAGTATTACAGTCATAATGAGCGTATCAATTACAAAATTGCAACCAAGCGTGAAGTTCCCGGTGATGTAGTGAAAATTGCACATCCTTACGGTGGCACAGTCTCCGGCTGCATTGAAAGTGTGGATATTACGGTATCCGGCAAACTTGCGGCAGAGGAAAGCGTGCTGATTGATTATTTCCCGCCGGACATTGGTGCGCAGGAATATTACGACACTGTGGAGGTGCTGACACAGAGCGGCACTTGGACGGTGCCAGAAAATGTGACGAGTATTCGTGCAGTGCTGATTGGGGGAGGGTCTGGCGGTTCGAGCGGATGTGAGGGCGAAGATGGCAAGAACGTGTACAACGGCGGCGCAGGCGGCAAAGGCGGCATAGCAGGCGCAGGTGGCGCGGGTGGAAAGGTTTACAGCGTTGAAATGAATGTTACGCCCGGAACGGATTACGCAGTGCAAATTGGTGCAGGCGGCAAAGGCGGCGTATATTCCGCAGACGGCAGCGTGGCCGGTACGTCTGGCGTGCAAACAAAGTTCGGCTCGCTATCCTCTGAAAACGGCTCATCTTCCGATATTGGTTTTGCAGACCCGGTCAACAAGCAGTTTTACGCTCAAGTCGGAGACGACGGCATCAAGGGCGGAGATGGAGGCAGCGGCGGCGAAGCAAACTATGCAAGCGGTGATAACAAGGTTCGTGCAGGCAAAGACGGAGGAAACGTCCTCGGCTACGCAGGTGGAAAGGGTGCAAGTGGCCTCGCGACTAAAAGCGGCAGCAGCTCAGGCGGTCAGATTGGCGTTTCTGGCGGAGGCGGCGGTGGCGGTGCCGCTATGGGCAACGCGGGAGAAGATGGCAATGCCGGACGCTTGGAATGGACGAATTTCGACATGCCTGAGCATAAAGGTTACGGATGGCTCGCAAAAGGTGGCGCGGGCGGCTCTGGCGGCAACGCAACTATCATTCCGAACATGCCGACCATGCTCGGCTGCGGTGGTGGAGGCGGCCACGGAGGCGGCGGCGGAGGAGGCGGCGGATTGACGCAAGCCGTAGACACGTGGAGCCATTCCGGCGGAGAGGGCGGCAACGGTTCCAACGGCGGCGACGGTGCGCCCGGTTGTGTCCTCATCTACTACCGCGTATACCGCGCAAGCTCTGCCGGACGGTTTACTACCCGTGACGGCAAAGGCTTTAATGAGAAATTCACAAGAAAGGTGGTTGTGTAAATGCCCGATACTTATACATCGCAGTTTAGTGGCGAAGAAATCGACGCTGCGCTGAGAGCGGCGCAGTTTATCTCCGGTGCGGATACGCCTGCCGCGCTGCGCGAGAAACTCGAAATTCGAGGCGACACCATTCCGGTCAGCGCGAGTGATTCAACGTTGATTTCGGAGGCATTGAAGAAAATCCCCGCAACGTCCGGTGGCGGTGTCAACCCCAACTTGTTAGACAACTGGTACTTCGGCAGACCGGTGAACCAGAGGGGGCAGAGCGAGTATACGGATGGTGGTAAGTACACCATTGACCGGTGGTGGATGCAATATGATACGCATCTTAGTATTGTGGACGGCGGTGTAAAACTGAGCGGCAAATGGGATATACATCAATATTTCGAAAACACTTTCCCTAATGCGACATATACGCTTTCTCTACTCTATAAGGATAAAACGGGTTCTGATGCTTTGCGCTTGATTTCTGCAAATCGTTCATCTGGCGATATCGTGAAAACAAGCAGCAAGGACGCAAGCGGTCTTTTGCGTCTTACATTCACAACTGACAAACTCGATAAAGTCGCTATTGGCTTTATTGGTAGTACAGACAATTCTGCTACGTTAATCGCCGCTAAGCTCGAACTCGGCGACACGCAGACCCTTGCGCACAAGGAAAACGGCGTTTGGGTGCTTAATGAAGTGCCGGATTATGGGGAGCAGTTGGCGAGGTGTCAGAGGTATTGCGTGGATGTTACTCCATCCTTGACTTATAACTCAATGTATGGTGGCACTCTTTATACAGCAGGCTGTGACTTCCTTGTTCCTATTCCTGTAACTTTAAGGGAGAGTGGTTCTGCCCCTGTTGTTATTTGCAATCCCGCTGAGTGGCAAGTTGCGGTTGTTGCAGAGAACAAATACTTTACACCAACTTCGATTAGCGTTTCTCAAACCACAAGCGGTGCTGTTGCGCTTAGGTGTTTGTTCAGTCATTCGCTTTCCAGTCAATATTGCGATTTGAGAAAAGCTGTTGACTCTGCAAAGCTAATTCTCTCCAAAGACCTATAAGGAGGTGACACCATGCAAACCCATAAATCTCGTGTATACGTCCTTCTGGACGCTGAAAGCCGCATTTTACGGCTCGAAGGAGAGTATTCTCTCCCCGCTGACCTTACCGGTTGGACGAAAATTGATGAAGGCTATGGCGATAGATTTTCACTCGCGCAGAGCCATTATCTCGATAAGCCGCTCTATGACGGCGCGGTTCCGCGCTATAAGCTCGTAGACGGCAAGGTGGTAGAACGCACTGCCGAGGAAATCGAGGCGGACAAGGCGAAGCTGCCGAAGCCGGTTATCCCGAAAACCAACGCAGAACTGGAAAGCGAGAACGCAAAGCTCAAGCAGCAGATTTCCGCTCTTGCCGACCAGCAATCTTTTTACGAGGACTGCATTGCGGAAATGGCGCAAGTCGTTTATGCGTAAGTTAATCAAGACCTACACGGTCTATGTCCATGAAAATAGCACAAACGGTAAAGTTTATATCGGAATAACTAGTCAAAAGCCCGAAAATCGTTGGAGAAACGGAAAAGGTTATTTGACTGGTTACGCGAAGAAAACTCCATTCGCAAACGCTATTATGAAGTATGGATGGGAGAATTTTTCACACCACATTGTGCTTTCTGGCATTTCTCAGGAAAGAGCAAATCGGATTGAGCAAAACCTTATTAGAGTGTTTAACTCCACTGACCGTTCCAAAGGCTATAATCTATCGCATGGAGGCGGCGGCGTTACTGGCTTTACAGTCGACGAGGTAGAACGCAAAGCCCGTTCTGAACGAATGAAGGGAGCCAAATTTTCAGATGAAACGCGCCGGAAGATGTCAGAGGCAAAGAACGATTACGTTCCGTGGAACCGCGGAAAGCATACAGGCTTTACAGAAAAACAAACAGCAGCGAGAAGAAAACGCTGTAGGAATGTAAAAACTGTTGATGGCGTTTTTGATACTGTATCTGAATGCGCAAAGTTTTACGGGGTGGGTCGTAAAACACTATCTGACTGGCTCTCTGGAAAAAGAAAACCCAGCAAGAAGTACGAACATATTCAAGCTACATATTTATGAAAGGAATGATACAAATGATGGCAACTTTATTCGCAAATCGCATTATTATCGGTAGGTGCACTTTTGAGCAGGTGCCGAGCAAGCTGAAAAAGCAGGTTGCGGAAATCCTTGTGGACGAGTGCGGTATGCCGGAGCTTGTTCCGGCGGAGTTCGGCGGTACCAAGGATGCGTAACATGAAGGGCACAGAAAACACCGCTGTGCCGAACACAATCATCGACGAGGTTTTTCCGAAGCGTATCACACAGCGTGAGGACTTTGCAGAAATCCGCGAGTCGGTGCGCAAATACAGGATTACGGAGCTGTATCTCACGCAGAAGTACAACAGAAAGCAGGTGGGGTATGCCGACTGAGGTTATCTGCACCATTATTACGGGTGTTGCCGGAATCATCTGCGCTGCTATGGCGGCGCAGTCTGGCAAGCGTGATAAGAGAGCAAGGGAAGAGGCGGAGCGGGTAAACCGGAGAGCGGAACAACGAGCCAAAGAGGGACGCTTGCAGCTTGCAATGATTAACGCAAACTGTCAGCTTACCGTTGGCGTAGCAATGGCATTAAAGCGCGGTCACTGCAACGGTGAGGTAGAAGCAGGACTTGCGGCCATTGAAAAAACAACCAAAGAGTACGAGCAGTTCTTGGAAGGAATTGCTATAGACCATATTGCGAGGTGATAGTATGAAGGTAAATATCCCTGTACGAATGAAGAACCCGTGGTTTTGGGTTGGCGTTGCGTCCGTGGCAATCACTGCCATTGGTGTTGACCCGCAGACGTTTACGAGTTGGGCGGCTGTGTGGGACGGTATTGTTTCGGTGCTGGAAAATCCGGTGCAGCTCTGCACAATGTGCCTTGCGGTGCTGAGTGTGTTTATCGACCCGACGACGGCGGGCATTACGGATTCCAAAACGGCGCTGACTTACACCGTACCGAAGAAGAAGGGTGAGTAAATGAGTATTCCATTTAAGCAGTGTAATTCCCGCAACTACCGCGAGGGCAGAGAGTTTCCAATAAACTGGATTTGCCTGCATTTTACCGCTAACAATGGCGATACAGCACAGAATAACGCGGATTATTTCGCGCGTGAGGGCGGTTTGAACGCAAGCGCACATTATTTCGTTGATACGAACGAAATCTGGCAGTCCGTCAAAGACAGCGACACGGCATGGCATTGCGGCAGGGAGCGCGGCGGCAGCTACTACAACGACTGCCGGAACGCAAACAGCATCGGCATTGAGATGTGCAGTATCATCCGAAACGGTGTATACGTCATCCCCGAAGCGACGATGAAGAACGCCGCAAAGCTGACCCGTGAGCTGATGGCAAAGTACCATATTCCGGTATCCCGCGTGTGCCGTCACTATGATGTGACGAGGAAAAATTGTCCCGAACCGTGGATTCGCAATCCTCAGTTGTGGGAGAAGTTCAAAACCATGCTGACAGAGAAAGAGGTTGAAGATATGACTGAACAGCAGACACGAAACATTGCAAAACAGGAGATTGCCAACGCTGAAAAGGCAAAGAAGGTTTACGACACGGTAGACGCAGTACCCGCATGGGGCAAGGCAACCGTACAGAAACTCGTGAACAAGGGCTTTCTGCAGGGTGACGATCAGGGCAAACTGGCACTGACGACCGACCTGCTGCGCCTGTTGGTTATCAACGACAGAGCACACCTTTACGGCTAAGTTTCAAGTAAGTTGCAAGTAGGTTTCAAGTAAGCGACATTTACATCGGTTGCAAAAGATGATATAATCCTATCAGAATTGAAAAAACGCATTGTTCCTGCGCTCCCCGAAGCCTTATGAACCTACATAGGGTATAGACGTAGAGGACGTGGGACGGTGTGTTTTTATAGGGTGCGAAGCGCGAAAGTGTGTCGCACCCGATTTTTTTATACAAGGGGAAAGATATGCGGTGACACCATAACGAGGGGATACCGCATGAAATTAACGGAATTTACAAGGCCGGAGGTGGAATACTTCCGGCGTGAGTGCAATTTTACACCAGAAGAGCGCGCCGTGTTTGACCTGAGAACATCGGCGCGCTCTATTACTCAGATTTGCATGACGCTGCACATGAGCGAAAGCACGGTGCATCGTCGGTTGAACAGCATCAAATGCAAAATGCTGCGCGTGCTGTGACAGCAAGTTGACAGATTTGTGACAGGTTTTCACGCCCGGCAGACCTTATACTGAAAGTATAAGGAAGTGATCGCATGAGTTACGAACAGAGACTTGAACGCATGGGGTATGACCCTGAGTGTGCTCGTCGCATTGTAGCAGTTTACCGCAACGCAGGCAACACAGATTGCTTAGAGGAGTATATATCCTACAAAGAGGCGGTAAGTAAATCCATCAGCGAACACGTTACGGAGGTGCTGGGTTAAAATGGCATATCCTTATGGTTACACTGGCTACACGCCGCAGTATCAACAGCAGTACCCGCAACAGCCAATGCAGACACCAATGCAACAGCAGGTGCAATCTCCACAGCATATTGTTCGACCTGTGGCAAGCGTGGAGGAAGCGCGTGCGGTACAGACGGACTTTTCCGGTGCGCTTACTATCATGCCGGACACGGCACACGGCTATATCTACACAAAGCAGCTCAACCTTCAAACCGGCTGCGCGGATTTCACGGCATACAGCCGGGTGCAGATGCAGGAAACAAATAAGCCCTCGGAAACGGATTTGTCAAGGTTCGTTCCGAGAAGCGAGTTTGACGAGCTGAAAGCACGGTTCAACACGCTGTGCGACAAGTTGGGAGGGAGCGAGGCATGATGAGCATAATTCAGCTGATGCAGCTGATGCAGCACGGCGGGAACCCGACGGTGCTTTTGCAGCAGATGACAGGCAACACTCCGATGGTGAATCAGCTTATGCAGAGTATGCAGGGGAAAAGTCTGGATGCACTGCGGCAGATGGCGATGAACATCGCCAAAGAACGGGGAATCGACCTCGGCGAGTTTGCACAGCAATTCGGCATGAAGATCAAGTAAATATCCATTTTCAGTTTTGACGGAATCTTGATGAAAATCCGACGTGAATTTGTCATGTTCGGAAAGCGTACGGTTCCGATCAAATATAACTGAAAAGGAGAATTACACTATGAGTGACGATTCGATGGCTCTGGGCTATGCACTGGGTCAGGACAACAACGGTAGCAACAACGGCTCCGGTATGTGGGGCGGCGATGGCTCGTGGATTTTCGCATTTCTGATTATTGCACTGATTTTCGGCGGCAACGGCTGGGGCTGGGGCAACAACGGCGGCAACGGTGCGAACGGCGCAGGGTATCAGGGCGCGGTTACTCGCTCCGATCTGTGCAGTGAGTTCAACTTCAACAACCTGTCCCGTTCCGTTCTCGGCATTCAGGACGGATTGTGCAACGGCTTTTACAGTATGAACAACGGGATGCTTACCGGCTTCAACACGCTTGGCAGCGCAGTTTCTAACGGCTTCCACGGCGTGGACAATTCGGTTTGCCAGCTCGGCTATCAGAACGCCCAGCTTATCAACGGCGTAAACCAGAACATGAACACTGGCTTTAACGGCGTAACTGCTGGCCTTACTGCTCTGGGCACGCAGATGGCTTCTTGCTGCTGCGATACGCAGCGTCAGGTAGAACGAGGTTTCTGCGATACCAATTACAACGCTGCTACCAATGCGCGTGATATCATCCAGTCTACGCACAGTGATACCGACCGTATCATTGCACGGATTGACCAGATGGAAACTGCACGTCAGGCAGAGAAGATCGCGGCGCTCCAGACGGAGAACCAGACTTTGAAGTTTGCCGCATCTCAGGAGGCACAGAACAATTATCTGGTAAACGCTCTGCGTCCGTCTCCGGTCCCGGCTTTCCCGGTTCCGGCACCTTACCAGTTTTCCGGCTGCGGCTGCAACACCTGCTGCGGCATGTGAGAGATACGTTCAGCCGGGGGACATTCCCCCGGCTTTGATAGGAGGTTTTGATTATGGCTTGCAAGCCTGTACAAAAACTGTGTCCGAACCTGCGTATCTCACAGGGCGTGACTTACGCAAGCGGCGTGCTGACGGTGAACATTCCGGCGGGAGATTATCAGAACGGCTGCGTATACGGAATCGTAATCGCTCAGAACATTCCGAGCACAACGATCATCGGCGCACCGGTAGTAATCACAATCGGCGACGGAACGGTAACGTATCCGCTGCTGAAATGCAACGGCGCACAGGCGACAGTGTTTAATCTGGACACCCGTCACAAATACCTGTGTCGCGTTGTCACTTCGTCCAGCGGCGGCAGTTTCCGAATGCTCGGTAATTCCTGCTGCTCTCATTCTGACACGCTGCGGTCTATTAACGGCACAGCGCCGACGGCGTAAGGGGGTATCATCATGAAACGAGGAACCCGAATGCTGTTGATGCAGCACACCCGCCGAGAGAATGCTTCGCCGGAGGAATGGAGAATCCGCAAGACGTACCCCGAAGATCGCCAGCATTACGGCGTGCGGTATCGGTACAATCATATTGAGCCTTACGGTTACTATGATGAGCGTATTCACGGCGGCGAACCGGAGATGCGGAATTATCGCCGTTATTCTGACGGACGCTTTGCACCGAAAAGCAGCATGGAATATCCGGAGTATGACGAGTACCCCGATTACGAGGACGAGATGCGCCCTATTGGCTTTCGTGACGATGATGCTTACATGATGGGGGATACTTCTTATGTAGGTGACAAGACGCACGGTTCTGAGCGCACTATGGGCTATGCTTCCAGCACGCACGCCGGACGTATGACTAAGGACATGGCGGACGAATGGCTGCACAACATGCAGAACGCTGACGGCACGACCGGCCCGCACTGGACGTTTGAACAGTGCAAGCAGGTAATGCAGCAGCACAACATGAATTACGACCCGGTAGAATTCTGGGTGGCAATGAACGCTGTATACTCCGACTTTTGCAAGGTCAACGAGAAGCACGGCATCCGCAACATTGATTACTATGTTGACGCTGCTTGTGCGTTCTGGCTCGAAGACAAGGACGCAGTGAAGAATAAGGAAGCAGCATACTATCGGTATGTTGTTCGGCACTGAAAAAGGAGGGCGCGAAGCCCTCCTTTTTTCTTTTGTGTGTCACTTGGTGTGTCACCTGTGATTTTTAATGCATAAATCATTAGATATAGCTGAGATTTTTAAGAATTACATATTGAAGCAACTGCAATATGCTATAATTTTACCCTTGCATCTAAAGCGAAATAAAAATCCTCGTCAAACTCTGAATTTGACGAGGATTCTCTGTTTTTACGAATTTATTTGAGGTATAAAACGAAACGGGGGATTGCGACGGTTGCCCCCCTAAATGGGTTTGAAAGGGTTTTTGTGGGGTGTTGGGTGTGTCACTTGATGTGTCACCTAATAGACGCGATTTTCCCGCTATCGCGCGCTTGCTGAAATTCCGAAATACGAGCGGCGGCAGACGCAAATGCCTCGTCAGAGAGGTGCGTATAAATTCGCGCGGTCATAGCGATGCTTTTGTGCCCCATGAGTTCTTTCGCTACATTGATAGGTACGCCTGCGGTTTGCAAATCGGTTGCAAAAGTGTGACGCATACAGTATGGAGTGAGGTCTTCGGCTACTTTGGATGTCTCTGGTATAATAGTCTTACGGAAAGTCTTTGCACCCATGTCAATATCAAGAGCACGCTTAAAAGTTTGCCACATGTGATACATGGAAGATATGCTATATGGAGCACCAGTTAGCGGCTGAGTAAAGATATATCCTGTGCCTCCGGTGAGATACGGACGCAATGCAGGATTGATAGGGACGGAACGATCGCCGTAGTCGGTCTTTGCTGAATGCAGGATTATTCTGTTTTCGCTCAAACGCACATCTTCCCATTTGGCTTTGCGAGTTTCAACCGGACGCGCACCAGTGTAAAGCATAAACAAAACCCAAAAACCGGCGCGATGTGTTTTGCAGACGTTGAGTATATGCTTCCGCTCATCTGCGGTAATGGCTCTGTGCGTACCTCTTTCTGCTGTTGGCATAGTGATTCCCTCGGAAGGGTCAAATGTGAGTATACGCTCTATACGAGCCTGCTTAAACGCAGCTCTAATGAATGTGATTAGTTTGGTTGCGAGGGAAAAGGACTTTCCGGCAACCTCATTCATAATACGCTGTAAATGCGCTGACTTAACATCGCACAGCCGCATATTCCCGATGACCGGAGAGATATAATTTTTTTGCATGCCAACCATGTTTCGATATGTGCTATTTGCTACCGTGGTCTTTTTGTAGGTCTCCAGATAATCTGTAAACCACTTATCAACTGTCGTATTTTCGTTAATAATGTCGATACCCTGTTCAAGGCGGCGTTTCTTTTCCTCCACCTTTCTCCACAAATCGCGTTGCGTCTTTGCACGGACATTGTAGCGCTTGCCCGCAAACGAGAATGATTCACGATAATATCCATCTTTGTTTTTATTCATGTTGAAAAACCTCCTATTTTGTCGTATAATAAGAGGGTAGAATTCCGTTGCACAAGATTTCTACCCCCGTATAACGTCCGCCGGTTGCCGCCGGTGGGCGTTATTTTTATGCCCAAAATTGTTTGCCGCATTTCAAACAAGTAACACGGACTTTTTTTGCACCCTTGTTGCCAGCTACAGCACCGATCAAACCCAGTCCGAGAGGCGCTGTAATAGCTGCACCCACAACGGCCTTGCCGATGCCGAATCCCTTCTTATGCGCAGAAAGGGAAGTGGAGCCGCAACGCGGACAACGCGCTTGTGCGTTCATTTCTTTTTGCTGTAGTTTGTTCGCCTTTTTCAGTTCGGAAAGCTGCGCCTTTTGCAATTTAACCGAAGGGTCGTTCACTGCTTGCGCTTTTATGATCTTCTCAATCGGTGCTTCAATCTGACGCTTCATGCGGATTGTGTCCAGCATTCCGTACTCTTTAGGCTTTACGTTATTCTCGATATAGTCTAACGCTTTACCGATAGTGACAGAATCGTAATCGGTGCATTTACGGAAGAATGCGGCTATGTTGGTTCTGTCCTTGTATACGCCGTAGATCGTGGCGAGGTCGATTAGATCGCCTTCTTTGTCGTAATACTCGTGCGTTTCCTTTGGGGCAACAGTTTGTGCAGGTGGTTGTTCACCAGCCTTTGTTCCGCAGTTCGGGCAGAAATTTCCCTCGAATTCCGTGCCACAATTCGTGCAAAACATAATTTCACTTCCCTTTTATTTGCGTATAAATTTTTTGTGTACTTTTCAAGATTGTATACCGCCATTGTCAATTATGGGTTTTGGGGGTTATTGGGGGGTATTTGTGGGTGTAGCAATCCACCCCAATTCAACAATCTTCTAAAACGTTCTCAAATTGCGTTTTCTGCTTTTCACCCTCGTTATTTTGCCAATTTACATTTTGCGTTACGTTGGTTAGACTATACCCGTAGCTACAGCAAAGCAGCTTTTCCCGAAACGGGGATAGCATTGGAGTAACGCATGGCGGGGATGCTCCCGCCACTCCTTTCCCATTACGGAAAGTGAGGTATATACATGAACGAAATCATTACTGTAAACTACGATAACGAACAACCAACCGTATCCGCCCGCGAACTGCACGACTTTCTGGAAGTCGGTGCGGATTTCCGCCACTGGTTTCCCCGTATGTGTGAATACGGTTTTGAAGAGGGAAAGGACTTTCGGACATTTTTGACCGAAAGTTCCGGCGGCCGTCCTGCACAGGATGCCGAGATTACCATTGACATGGCAAAGGAACTATGCATGCTCCAGCGCAACGACAAAGGCAAACAGGCACGCCAGTATTTCTTGCAGCTTGAACGCGACTGGAACAGCCCTGAAAAGGTAATGGCACGCGCCTTGCAGATCGCACACAAGCGTATTCACACGCTTTCGGAGAAGATCGAGCAAGACGCGCCCAAGGTTCTTTTCGCGGACAGCGTAGCCACGGCCAAGACTTCTATCTTGATTTTCGATCTTGCAAAGATCATCAAGCAGAACGGCGTTGACATGGGCGGCAAGCGGCTGTTTGCATGGATGCGCGACAACGGCTATCTGGTGCGCAGACAGGGCACGGATTACAACATGCCGACACAACGCAGCATGGAGTTAGGCTTGTTTGAGGTCAAGGAAACAAGCGTCACCCATGCAGACGGCCATATCAGCGTAAACAAAACGCCTAAAGTAACCGGCAAGGGTCAGCAGTATTTCATTTCAAAACTGCTGGGCGAAAGGAGCTAATCACCGATGGAATACGGAAACGGACTTTACGTCAAACGCGATGAAACGACGATCAAGAGCGTTGAAGCCCTATATCACTATATCAACACGTTGCCGCTTACCAAGCACCAGCGAGGCAAGGCTATCCGCCTTGCTGAAACAGCTTTGACCAATGCCGAAAACAACGGATATCTTGTCGGCTTTGATGCAGCCGGTTTTAGTGACCTTACGAAAGCCGTCGCGCAGTTCTTGACGAAGAAACTGGGCGAGGCTGGAATCTCTCCAGAGAAGCAATAAGTCCTGTTTATTGGACTTTACTTGTAATCTGAAAACTCGTCCTTGAATCGAACAAGTGTTCGATATATAATATTGTCATAACTTGACGGACGGTTTTGCTTGATATTGCCTTATATTGGTAATACCATAGTATCAAGAAAGGCAGGGAACAAAACATGGAAAATAATAAATATCCAAACTATGAGGCATTCGCCGCCTATCTCAATACATTTGAAGAACCGGAAAAGATTTTATCCGGCCTGGTGGCGCTCTTGAAACCAAGTAAAAACTGCGTTGGCGATCGATCGGAGAAAGATTAAGTCCTCGTTAGACAAATCTTCGCCAGCAGGCATAATTCCAGCTGACACAAACACATCCATAATATGTTTTGCATTTATCTCTCTCGCTTTGGCTTCGACCGGAGCGGGAGATTTTTTTATTTCTGGATTTTCGAACTTCTCCAGATCGTCAACAGTGAATCCGAGTGCATGAACAATGGTTTTCAAAGTCCCGTATTGCGGGTCTTTGGTTTGCCCGGCAAAGATTTTGTTGAGCGTTCCTTTGGGTATTCCGCACTCATCGCTAATCTGTTGCAGTGTTTTACCACTTTTTTGCTTCATTATATCCAGCGCGTCTACCAGCATTTCAATTCCTCCTTTCTATGACTTCATTATATAACTATACGCATGCAGTGTCAATAAAGAAATTACCGAATTAGGTAAAA